AACATAGATGCCCCCGTTCAACGTAATTTAGATTTAAGTGATTTAAAACCCACGGGTATTCAAAACACAACACAAGCCCGAGGGATGAATCCAAAAATGAGAGAATCTTTGACAACTAGGCGTGATAACATACAACAAGATATTTTTAAAATGGAAGGTCAAGGTCGTTTAAATGAGTCGGTGGACATGCAAAAATTGTTTAGATTACAAGACGAGCTTAAAGCTTTAAACAAAACACTATTAGACTAACCTATGTCGAAAGACAACAAAGATAAATTAGATCTTTTAAAAAAGGTTGACCTTTCGTATTTAGGGAAAGGTGAAGCGAAAGAGTTTACGGTTCTTTTAGAAGAATTAGGTAAACGCGAGTTCCAAGAAAAATCCACGAGCACCTTCATGGATTTTGTCCAAACTATTTGGACGGATTTTATTAACGGCGATCACCACGTAAAGATGGCGGCGGCGTTTGACGACATCGCCAGTGGCAAGTTAAAACGCTTAATTATTAATATGCCACCCAGACACACGAAGTCTGAATTTGCATCTCATTTGTTTCCTGCGTACTTATTGGGTAAAAATCCTAAACTAAAAATTATTGAAGCAACACACACGGCTGACTTGGCAATTAACTTCGGGCGTAAGGTTCGTGATTTAATTGACGGCGACGAGTACCACGAGTTGTTCCCAGATACCGCGTTAAAATCAGACAGTCGTTCCGCGGGTAAATGGTTAACGAGCCAAGGCGGAGAATACTACGCTTCGGGTATTGGTGGTGCATTAGCGGGTAGGGGCGCGGATTTGTTTATTATTGACGATCCCCATTCGGAACAAGACGCAATGTCCGATAAAGCATTGGACGAAGCTTACGAATGGTTTATGTCAGGACCACGACAAAGGTTACAACCTGGAGGGGCAATCGTAATTGTTATGACGCGTTGGTCTAAAAAAGATTTAACGGGTCGTTTAATGAAAAAGATGGCACAAGACGAAGGAGCGGATCAATGGAAACTAATTGAGTTTCCTGCAATACTTCCTAGCGGTAAATCGTTATGGTCAAATTTTTGGAAGTTAGAAGAACTCCAAACAATTAAAGCTTCGGTTAGTCCTTCTAAATGGGCTTCGCAGTACATGCAAAGACCAACGGGTGAAGGTATATCAATTATCCCTAAAGAATGGTTTAAAATTTGGGAAGAAGACGACCCGCCTAAATGCGATTATTTGATACAAAGTTACGATACGGCTTTTCTAAAATCAGAAAGAGCCGACTACACGGCAATAACCACGTGGGGTGTTTTTTATCCCGAGGGTAAAATAGGTGAAGAGAACTACGCGGGTGGGGAAGCGCACTTAATTTTAATTGATTGTATAAAAGAACGATTTGATTTCCCTGAATTAAAAGCAGAAGCCCTGCGGTTATACGAATATTGGGAACCCGATACGGTAATTATTGAAGCTAAGGCTTCAGGGATTCCATTGGTGCAAGAATTACGTCGAGTAGGGATTCCCGTAAATACCTTTTCACCAGGAAAAGGACAGGATAAGATAGCAAGATTAAATGCAGTCTCTCCAATTTTCCAAGACGGGAGAGTTTGGGTTCCTGAAAACAGGTGGGGTGAAGAATTAATGGAAGAAGTTTCCGATTTTCCAGGCGGCGAAAACGATGACCTTGTTGACGCTACAACTTTAGCATTAGCGCGGTTCAGGGAAGGCGGTTTTTTAACACTAACATCAGACTACAGTGACGATGAAGATTACCAACCACGTCAATGGGTTTATTATTAAGTAAATAAGGAGTACAGTTTGTCCTCATGGCTATAGAACGACAACCATTTTCAGTGGTTCCAGGATCACAAGAAGAAATTGAACTAGAAATTGAACAACCCGAGATGAGGGATTCTTCTGAAACAGAAGTCTTTTTAGCGGAAGACGGATCCGCGACACTAGGGTTTGATCCCGCAGAACAAGAAGATTTAAAATTCGGTGAAAACCTTGCTGAAGTTATGGACGAAAGAGATTTAGCGTCTATTGCTTCAGAATTAACGGGTTCATATGAAGAAGACTTAGAATCTCGCGACGATTGGTACACGACTTTCAGTAAAGGTTTAGATCTATTAGGTATTCGTGGCGAAGATAGGTCACAACCGTTTGAAGGGGCTTCTGGAGTTTATCACCCTATTCTTTCAGAAGCCGTTATCCAGTTTCAATCGCAAGCGTATAAAGAATTATTGCCTGCTGGTGGACCAGTAGACACGGAAGTTTTAGGAATGACCGACGATGCGAAGTTAGAAAAAGCTAATCGCGTTAAAAACTTCATGAATTACCAAATAACGTACAAAATGGAAGAATTTGACCCTGAAATGGATCAATTATTGTTTTATTTACCGTTATCGGGTTCTGCGTTTAAGAAAATTTACTACGATCCAAGTTTAGGAAGAGCTACGGCGCGTTTTATTAAAGCGGAAGACCTAGTTGTTCCGTATTACGCGGTAGATTTACTTACCGCCCCTAGAATTACACACGTAATTCACATGGCAGAGAACGAATTACGCAAAATGCAAGTATCTGGTTTCTATAAAGACATAGATTTAATGACTGCGTCGTCTATAGAGCTAAGTGACGTTGAGAAAAAGATGGACGAGCTAGAAGGGCTCAGCAGAACAGTAAGTGATGAAGAATACACGCTGTTAGAAATGCACGTTGACTTAGATATCGAAGGTTTTGAAGATATGGACGCAAACGGAGAGCCTACAGGACTTGCGTTACCTTATATTGTTACAATTTGCAAAGATACAAACGATATTCTTGCAATTAGACCAAATTACAAGCCAGACGACCCCATGAAGAAGAAAATTGAGCATTTTGCTCATTTTAAGTTCCTTCCAGGACTGGGTTTTTACGGTTTTGGGTTAATTCACATGATGGGTGGGTTAACTAAGTCAGTTACTGCTATTTTGCGCCAATTAATTGATGCAGGCACACTTTCTAATCTTCCTGCTGGGTTCAAGTCCAGAGGACTCAACATCCAAAGACATGATGACCCGCTCCAGCCTGGAGAATGGCGAGACGTTGACGCACCAGGGGGAAGGTTAACCGATGCGTTTATGCCGTTGCCGTATAAAGAACCAAGCGGAACATTAATGTCATTATTAGGATCATTAATTGATTCAGGTAAACAATTTGCAGCAACTGTAGAGCAACCGACAGGTGACGGTAATTCTGAAGCTCCCGTTGGGACCACCGTTGCTTTGTTAGAAAAAGGACAACGTGTTATGTCCGCAATTCATAAACGATTACATTACGCACAGCGAACTGAGTTTAAAATATTAAAGAGAGTTTTTGGAGAGTTTTTACCTCCAGAATACCCGTATCAAGTCCAAGGGGCTTCTCAAAACGTATTTAAAACAGATTTTGACAGTTCTGTCGATGTTATACCTATAAGTGACCCAAATATCTTTAGTATGACTCAAAGAATCGTTTTAGCGCAAACACAGCTACAAATGGCTCAAGCGGCACCCGAATTACACGATTTACGGGAATCTTATCGTAAAATGTATTTAGCCTTAAATATTAAGGATATTGACTCAATATTGCCCCAAGAAGCTGAAATACCGCCTAGAGACCCAATTAGTGAAGAACAAGCGGCATTAACGGGGCAACCAATTAAAGCCTACGAATTTCAAAACCACGAAGCATATATTGCGGCACATGGTGCTTTTATGCAAAATCCTATGGTTCAAGAAAATCCTACAGCAACGCAGGCGATTGGAGCAAATATACAAGAACACCAAGCGATGCTGTATAGGATTCAAATTGAACAAGCGATGGGGCAACCATTACCAACCATGGAAGAAGGACAAATGCCTCCAGAGGTTATGAACGAAATTGCGATGATGGCGACACAAGCTACGCAACAGGTTACAGGACAAGCACAAGCTATGGCACAAGCCGAAGCACAAGCACAACGTGACCCGCAAATGGAAATGTTCCAACAACAGCTGCAACTTGAAAAAGAACAGTTAATGCAAAAAGAAGGCAAAGATCAACGCGATAAAGATGTTGAGATGATGAAAGCAGAAATGCAAGGACAGCTTGAACGTGAGAAAATTGCAGCAGCAAATGAAAGAGAAGAGGTTAAAGCTGCAGTAGACTTACAAGAAGCTGAATTAAGAACTCAACGCGACGCAGAAAAGAATTTCACTGAATTAGTTAAAACGGTGAGAGAAAGCAAAGAAACATAGGAGTAAATTATGAGAGAATATTACGATGCTCAGAAAAAATATCCGTCACCTTCTAAACAGGTGAACAGATCTGCACCTAGTGAACCATCTGTACAAGATGACACTAGAATAAAGTCTGTAGAAGCGGGTGCTTGCTTAGATAAGCCAGAAGAGGCTAAAGTCAAAGCAGCATACGGGCAAACTAAAGGACTTCTTTGGTATCGTTCAATTAAGTAATTAATGGACTTTATCTTAGCGGCGGAGCATTTGCTCCGTACTTATCGAGAGAGGAAAGAAGCTCTCTCGCACACGCTGGCGGCGGGTGGGGCTCAAGATATTGAGCAGTACCACCGAATCGTTGGCGAAATAGCGGGTTTGAATGTTGCGGAGCAGGAACTTCAAACTTTAAATAAAAATATGGAGGAATCATATGACTGACACTGTTCCAAAACGAGTTGACAATTTTGGTAGTAAAGGCAAGGTTGCAGAAATGGAACCAGAATCTACTTTAACTATTGATTCATTAGACTCGCACTCGGAAAAATTACCGCACCCCACTGGGTATAGAATATTAATCCTTCCTTTTGTTGCTCAAGGAGTAACCAAGGGTGGCATACATTTAGCTAAACAGACACTAGACAAAGAAAGGCTAGCAACTGTTGTAGGTTATGTTGTCGACCTTGGACCTGATGCCTATGGAGACTTAAACAAGTTTCCTGATGGACCTTGGTGTAAAAAAGGGGACTGGGTTATATTTGGTAGATATGCTGGCGCTCGTTTCATGATTGATGGTGGCGATATGCGACTGTTAAACGATGACGAGATTTTAGCAACTATTAACAATCCAGAGGATATATTATCATAAACGTGGAGAAGACCATGCAAGAAGAAGCAGAAAATTTAGAAATAGAACTAGAACTTCCCGAAGGAGAAGTTGACCCAAGAGAAGCCGATGTTGACGATTCACTGCCCGATAAATCGGTCGTTGAAACTTTAAACAAAGCTCCTAAAGACGAGTTAGATATAATCAGTGATGGCGTTCAAAAACGTATTGATAAACTAACTTACAAGATGAGAGAGGCGGAAAGACAGCGAGATGAAGCTGTTACTTATGCCCAAAGTATTCACACAGATAACAGCAGTTTACGGGATAAATTAAAAAGTTCCGACTCTTCTCTTTTCAAAGAATACGATAATCGTATACAATCTGACCTAGAAAGAGCTAAGATACATTTAAAAGATGCTAATGAACAGGGAGATGGAGAAGCGATTGCTACAGCAACAGAACAACTTTCAAGAAGTGCCGCTGAGTCTGAGAACCTCAGACGTTTGTCTGCGCAACAGAAAGTTAGAGCACAATCAGCTGGGCAACGAGTTAATGTGCCTGCTGCACCAAGTCCACAACAACCTCCACAACCTGACCCTAAAGCCCAACAATGGGCTGATAAAAATGAATGGTTTGGGAGTGATCAAGCGATGACTTACGCAGCATTTGGCATACATAAAGAATTAGTTGAAGAAGGAATTGATCCTTCCTCGGACGGATATTATTCTAAAGTCGATGGAAAGATGAAAGAATATTTTCCTAATAAGTTTTCGGAAGAGCAATCTGCACCAGTGCAGCAGGTCGCTGCCTCCAGCCGTGGGGCTACAGGTAAAAAAAGTGCACGCAAAATAAAACTCACACCAAGTCAAGTAGCAATAGCTAAACGACTGAATGTGCCTCTTGAAGAGTACGCAAAACATATTGAGCAATAGGAGTATAATATGACAGATGAAATAAAAACAGAACGTAACTCCCGATCTGCAGAGACTCGAGACACTCAAACTCGCAGAAAACCATGGGCTCCCCCGTCTATGTTAGACGCTCCCCAAGCACCTCCTGGATATAAGTTCAGGTGGATCCGTGAATCCGTACGAGGTTATGATGACAAATCGAATATGTCTAAACGTATTCGAGAAGGTTATGAACCCGTTAGAGCTGAAGATTTCCCAGATTTCGAAGCTCCTACTGTACAGGATGGGTCTAATGTTGGTGTTATAGGAGTTGGTGGTTTAATACTCGCAAAAGTTCCTGTCGAAACTGTAAATGAGAGAAACGCTTACTTTAATACGCAAGCGAAAGATCAATTAGACGGTGTCGACCATAATTATTTGCGAGAAAGCGATCCGAAGATGCCGTTAAAGGATGGAGACATTCAAAGGTCATCTAAGGTTCAATTTGGTAGTCGGAATAAATCCGATGATTAATAACAACAATATAAATATATAGAGGTATATTATGGCTAATACAGATGCCCCAAACGGGTTTACGCCAGCATATCACATGTATGGTGGTGTTATTCGTCCTGCTCGTATGAGAATCGCAAGCGCAACTGATGCATCCATCTTTTCAGGTGATGTAGTGACGTTGTCCAGTGGTTATGTCATTCAAGGCACGGCGACTAGTACTCCCATAGGTGTTTTTTACGGCGTGTATTACACAGCATCCGACGGTACTCCAACTTTTTCAAAAATTTGGACTGCTGACACTGCTACTCAAGGAAGTGCAGATGCCGAAGCTTTAGTTTATAGCGATCCAGGGATCGTTTACGAAGCTCAATTTACTGCAGGTACTCCTGCTGTAAGTTTTATCGGTAGCAAGTACACTCTTTCAACTACAGCTGGTTCTACAACCAACGGTAGATCGAAAGAAGGTGCTACTGCGACAACTTCATCTGGAGTGGCGTTATGCGTAGGTTTTAACTTAGCACCATCGAATTCGATAGCTGCTTATGCAAGAGCCTACTTCACGTTCCCAACCAATACCTTCGCGGTTTAATTAGGAGAGTAATAAATGGCTATTAACAGAGCACAACTTGTAAAAGAGTTAGTTCCTGGATTGCACGCACTCTTTGGATTAGAGTACGAGCGTTATAATAATGAGCATGAAGACATCTTTGACACCGAAAACTCAGAAAGAGCTTTCGAAGAAGAAGTTATGTTAACAGGCTTTGGTGAAGCTTCTGTAAAAGGTGAAGGCGCAGCTGTCACATACGACACAGCGCAAGAATCTTGGACAGCAAGATATTCTCATGAAACTGTAGCACTTGCTTTTGCATTAACAGAAGAAGCTATCGAAGATAATCTCTACGATACACTTTCTTCTCGATATACAAGAGCACTGGCACGTTCGATGCAACAAACAAAACAAGTCAAAGCAGCTAATGTTTTGAACAATGGTTTTAGTTCATCGTATGTAGGAGGAGACGGTAAGGCACTTATGACTACCGATCACCCTACCGTTGCTAACGTGGATATGAGAAATGAGCTATCTACAGCAGCCGATCTTAATGAAACATCAATGGAACAAGCACTAATTGATATTGCTGGTTTCAAAGATGAAAGAAATCTTAAGATCAATGCACAAGCAAGGAAATTAATCATTCCACCTGCTTTGCAATTCACTGCAGACAGACTACTGGAAACACCAGGAAGAGTCGGTACTTCAGATAATGATATAAATGCGATTCGCAACATGGGCATGGTCTCAGAAGGCTACGCAGTAAATCATTACCTAACAGATACTGATGCGTTCTTCTTTACAACGGATGTTCCCAACGGTCTTAAGCATTTCGTTAGGACGGCAGTGTCTACTAACATGGAAGGTGACTTTGAAACTGGAAATGTAAGATACAAAGCTAGAGAACGATACAGCTTTGGATGGAGTGACTGGAGAGGCATATTTGGCTCACCAGGAGCATAATTCATTTGATTGAATAAATTAAAGGGATCTTCGGATCCCTTTTCTTTTTTAGATGGATGATATACAATCAGGAGTACTAGGATAATTATATTTGTTTTATCGACTGACCTAGCAGACAAGCCGAGACGATAAGACTTATTTTTTCAGGAGAAAAGATTATGGCGAATTCGACAT